AGCCGCCACCAACGGCGACACCGCCGCGTGCGGCTCCGGCACCTTCCTCTACGTGAAGAATGGGAACGCGGCAGCGTGCACGGTCACGCTGACCACGCCCGGCCAGGTCGATGGCCGCCTCGCCATCGCCGACTCCAGCTTCACTGTGGCTGCGACCACGGGCATCGGTGTCATCCCGCTGTCGGCCAGCCTGTACGCGGACCCGACGACCGGGCTGGCGACCATCAACTACAGCGTGACCAGCAGCGTCAGCGTCGCGGTGGTGAGGGTCCCGTGAGCGACACCATCGTGATGCGGCACCCGACCCTGCCGGAGGCGCAGGAGATCGAGGTTCCCAAGGACGCCATGCCGCACTACACGAACGCCGGCTGGCAACAAGTTCCCGCTGAGGAACTGGAGCAGCGCGCCGAGCTGAAGGCGCAGGCGGCTGCCGAGGCTGCCGCAGCCGAAGAGGCGACCGAGCAGGCCGAAACCGCAGACGAGCCGGAGCAGTCGGAGCCGGCGGACGCATCCACCGAGAGGCCGGCGCGGTCGCGCACCAAGACGGCCGCCAAGAAGAGCGAAGAGGAGAGCTGACCCATGGTGGCCACGCCGATCACTGCAACGTCCCGGTACATCCCGCCGGGTACGACCCGCTACTACTGGGTCGCGACCATCGCCAACAAGAACAGCCCGACGCGTTCCGAGCTGAACGCAGGATCCGATCTGACCGCGGAGATCGCATCCGTGTCCGGGTTCGCGACGAACAGCGACCAGCAGGACACCCCGGACCTCGGCAGCCGCTTCGTGTCGAAGATTCCGGGCCGTATCACCGCGGACGACAGCTCGATCACGCTGTACATGTCGTCGACGTCGAGCGACGTGCGGACGCTGCTGCCGCGGGACACGGCCGGGTTCGTCTGCATCTTCCCCGAGGGCGACACGGCGGGTCTGAAGTACGACGTGTTCCCGGTGAAGGTCACCGGGCAGCCGAAGGCGCGTGACGTCGAGAACCCGGCGCAGATCACCATCCAGTTCGCGATCACGTCGATCCCCGTCGAAAACATCACCGTGCCGTGAGCGTGCCCGACGTTCCCGAGTCGATCCCGCGTCCAGTCGCTTGGGCCATATGCCACTCCTTGGGCCTGGAGCCGAGTTCTGTGCGGGGACTGGAGTTCGGGACCTTCGGCCTATACGTCACATTTCGCGCGACGGACAGCGCCGGACAGCAACTGTCCGACGGTCGCGGCCCTGCGACACACCGGATCTTCGTCCGGTACGGCGAGGAGGCCAGTGATGACGATCGGCCTTCGGGACAGCGGTGACCTGCGGCGAATCAGCCGCGAGCTGCGCCGCATGGACGACAAAGAGATCAAGAAGCGGTTCCGCCGGGAGCTGCGAAAGGCAGCAGCGCCGCTCGTTCCGAAGGTCCGCGCGAGCATCCGCACCATCCCGTCCAAGCAGTCCTACAGCCCTGACGGACTCCGGGGTGCGCTGTCACGGGCAACGCGCCTCGAAGTGAAGACCGTCGGCAAGCAGGCCGGTGTCGCCATCCGTGTGGACGGGCGCAAAATGCCCACTCGCATGAAGAGCCTGCCCAGCATGGTCGAGGGCAAGAAGCGGTGGCGGCACCCTGTCTTCGGCAACCGCGAGAACTGGGTCAACCAGTCGGCGGAGCCCTACTTCTACCACGTCGTCCGCGCCGCCGGCCCCGTCTCCAGGCGGGCTGTCAGCAAGGTGCTGGACGGCATTTCACGAGACATCAGCTAGGAGCACCATGGCCCTGTCCCGAGACGCCATCCTTGGCGTCAGTGACCTGCAGACCGAGAAGGTCCCCGTTCCCGAGTGGGGAGATGAGGTCATCGTCCGTGGCCTGACCGGCGAAGAGCTGGACGCCTACCAGGGTTCGCGCCGTCAGATCCGCAACGCCGGGACGCCGCAGGCCGAAGTCGTCTTCATCCAGGACAACGCCCGCGCCGGCCTGCTGGTCAAGTGCCTCATCGACGAGCACGGCGACCGGCTCTTCACCGACCAGGACACGGGCCTGCTCGGCATGAAGAACGCCAAGGTCCTCGACCGTCTCTACGACGTTGCCGCCCGCCTGTCCGGCCTGTCCGAAGAGGAGCAGGAGGAGATGGAGGGAAACTCCGAAGCGGCGACGGACGACTCTTCTACTTCGTCCTCGCCCGAGACCTCGGATGCACCGTCGCCGAGCTCCTACGACGAATCAGCGCCCGCGAACTGACCGAGTGGGAGATCTTCTACCGGATCAAGGACGAGCAAGAAGCCGCAGCCGACAACGAGGCGGCCGAGCCGCCGCGCCGGAACTGGCCATGACGGGCCGCTGATCGAGGGGAGGCGTCATGGCGTCCACCGGCATCATCTACACCCTCATCGCCCGCGACGCGGCCAGCCGCACATTCCACCAGGTGGGTCGTGCCGCATCCCGCACGGACAGCATCATGGGCAAGCTCGCCAAGACGGCCAAGATCGCCGGTGAGGCGCTCGCGGTGGGTCTGGCGGTCGGCCTGGCCGAGGGGACCAAGGCGGCGGTCAAGTTCCAGAGCGAGATGACCCGCATCTCGACGCAGGCCGGCGGCACGGCGAAGGACGTCAAGACGCTGTCCGACCAGGTCCTGAAGCTGGGCACGTCCACCCAGCAGGGGCCTCAGCATCTCGCCGAGTCGCTGTACCACCTGAAGAGCGTCGGCATGGACAACGTCCAGGCGATGAAGGCACTGAAGGAGGCGTCCGACCTTGCGGCGGTCGGTCACGCCAACCTGGAGGAGACCACCAACGCGCTTGCGGGCGCATGGCGGACCGGCATCAAGGGCGCCACCTCGTTTCACGAGGCAGTCTCCACCGTCAACGCCATCATTGGCGCGGGCAACATGTCGATGGACCAGTTCAACGCGGCCATCGGTACGGGCATCCTCCCGTCGGCGAAGACGTTCGGTCTGTCGATGAAGCAGGTCGGGGCCGCGTTGGCGTTGATGACGGATGAGGGCATCGACTCTGCGTCCGCGGCCACCCGGCTGCGGATGTCCTTCAGCCTGCTCGGCGCCCCGTCGCATGCCGCCGAGAAGCAGCTGGCGAAGATCGGCCTGACGGGTCTCAATCTCGCGGACGCGATGCGCGGTCCGAAGGGTCTGATCGGCGCGATCGGCCTCCTGAAAGACCACCTGGACAAGAGTGGTCTGTCCGCGTCGAAGCAGTCCCAGCTGCTGTCGCGCGCGTTCGGGGGCGGCCGGTCCTCCTCCGGCATCCTCCTCATGCTCAACAACCTGGACGTGCTGGAGAAGAAGCAGGAGCAGATCAACCGCAGCACCGGCAAGTTCGACGACGCCGTCAAAATGCAGCGGAAGACCGCCGAGGCCCAATGGCATCTGCTCACCTCCAACCTGGAAGTGATGGGCATCCGGATCGGCACGAAGGTGCTGCCCTACGTCACTGACTTCGTGCACTTCCTTGCCGTCAAGGCGATGCCCGAGGCTGCGCGGTTCGGCCGGGCGGTGGCGAACATCATTCCCGTCACCCCGATCGAGCGGGCAGTCGGCCGCGCGAAGGGTGTCATCGACGACTTCCTGAAGGGCTTCCGAGGCTCCAAGAACCCGGTCTCCGACCTGGTCAAGGGCTTCGCCGACCCATCGCCGCACCTGGGCTCCAGCAAGACGGCCGCCGCATCCAAGGGACCGGCGCTGGCGCCGATGCCGCACTACGGCGTCGGCCAGGTCGCCCCAGCCAACGGGCGGATCGTCGACTCGTCGAAGTTCGCAACGCCGCACGGCGGGTCCGGGCTCGCTGCACCCTTGGTCAAGGCGAAGGTCAAGCCGCCGAAGTCGCTGGCTCAACAGATCGGCGAGCAGGTCCGTATCGCCTTCAGTGACGGCATCATGCACGTCAACTGGGACAAGTTCGGGCCGGTCCTCGGCGGGGGCCTGGGCAAGGCATTCGCGTGGGTCGCCTCGCACGGCGCTGAACTGTCGGCGAAGCTCGGCAAGGCCATCGGCGGGATCGACTGGGTGGATGTCGGCAAGAGCCTGGGCAAGATCGCGCTGCCGTTCGCGATCGGCTTCACAGTCACCCTGTTCGAGCCGATGATGCACCCGGACTTCTGGAAGAAGCACTGGCTGGACACCATCCTGGCGGTCATCTCCGTCGTGCCTCTCGGCAAGGTGGGCGGGGTCCTGGCCAAGCTCGGCTCGAAGGTGCCGTGGGGCAGGCTAGGCGAGGTCCTGAGCAAGATTCCCTGGCAGAAGCTCATTCCGTTCGGGGAGAGGCTGGGCAGGGCTGCCGGACCCATCTTCCTGAAGATCAACGAGTTCGTCGGCAGGATGTCCCTCAAGTTCCTGGAGGCCTTCGCCCGCCACTTCCCGAAGATCGCCGCGTGGTTCGCTCGCGAGCTCGGGCTCCTCCCGATCCGGCTCGGCGTCCTCGGCCTGGAACTGGCACGCAAGGGCAACGAGATCGTCGCCGGGCTCGGACGGGCACTGATCGAGCACCTGCCGGGCGCGGGAAACCGGTTCATCCGGGCCACCTACAAGGCGTTCGGCCGGTTCAGCCTCTACCAGATCGGCGTCAACCTCGCGAAGAGCCTGACGTTCGGCGCCTGGAACGTGATGAAGAGCATCGGGTCGTGGCTGAAGGGCCACATCGTCGACCCGATCACGAACGGTGTGAAGTCGCTGTTCGGCATCAAGAGCCCGAGCCGTGTCTTCATGGGCATCGGCCGCAATCTGATCGCTGGCCTCAAGTCCGGCATCGTCGTCGCCGTGAAGGGGATCGGCGGCTGGATCGTCGACCGCATCGTGAACCCGGTCAGGTCCCCATTCTCGCGCACCGGGTCCTGGCTGCCCGGCAGGGGCAGCTCAATGGTGTCCGGCTTCAAGGCGGGCATCTACTCGGTCGGCAAGAGCATCGGCGGCTGGGTGACCTCCCACGTCATCAACCCCGTGAAGGGCCCGTTCGCCCGTGCGCGCGGCTGGCTGCCCGGTAAGGGCGGGGGCATGATCTCTGGCCTGAAGTCGGGGATCCTCGTCGCGATGAAGGGCATCGGCGGCTGGATCAAGGGCCATGTCGTCGATCCGGTCGTCGGCGCGGTGAAGCGTTTCTTCGGCGTCAAGTCGCCGTCGCGCGTCTTCATGTCGATCGGCGGACATCTGGTGTCTGGCCTGATGAAGGGCATGGCCAAAACCAGCGGCACGGCGATCGCGAAGAAGGTGTTCGGCTCGCTACCCAAGGCGCTGGCGCACATCGTCAAGAAGGGACTTGTCTCCCTCAGTTCCCTGCCCGGGAAGGCGATGAAGGCGCTCGGCGGACTGGGTGGGGACCTGCTCGGCTTCCTCGGTATCGGTGGAGGCGGCGGGGGCGGCAGCGTGAACCGCTGGTCTGGTGCCGTCGCCACTGTGCTGCAGATGCTCGGAGCGCCAGCCTTCGCACAGGGCGCGGTCCTCAAGCGTATCCAGATCGAATCCGGCGGCAACCCGAACGCGATCAACCTGACCGACAGCAACGCCCGTGCGGGGCACCCGTCGCAGGGCCTCATGCAGACGATCCCCGGCACCTTCAATGCCTACGCGGGCCCATTCCGCTCCAGGGGCATCACTGACCCGCTGGCCTCGATCTATGCGGGCGTCAACTATGCCATGCACAGGTACGGCAGCAACTGGATCAATGTGATGACTCGGCCTGGCGGATACGCCAAGGGCGGGTACGCGCAGTTCGGTGAGACTGCCTGGGTCGGTGAGCGTGGCGCTGAGTTGATGCAGGTCACCAAGCAGGGGACCCGCATCTTCTCGCACGAGGACTCGGTCAGGATGGCCAAGACGCACGGCATCAAGCTGCCCGGCTACGCGTCGGGCACCATCCTCAACGCCTCCGACCGCGTCCACCGCGACAGGCAGCGCGTCGAGGACGCCAAGGACGCCCTGGCGAGCGCTAGGCGTCGGCACAAGGGCGTGGCTGCAGCCGAGAAGCGGTTGAAGGCGGCAGAGAAGGAGTTGAAGGCCGCCGAGATCGCGCTGCGCAACGCCCAGCGTTCGGCGAAGACGTCGATCGCGAACACGATCGCGACTGGTCTTCTCAAGACGCTGTCGACGGGCACCGCTGCGGCCATCACTTCGGCGATCAAGTCGCTGGCGACGAAGCTGTTGAACGCCGGCTACAGCCGGACCGCGGCGAGCATTCAGCGTCGCGGCGGCAAGCTGGAGGCCCTCGCGGGCAAGCGGGCATCGATCCAGCAGCAGATCGCCGCAGCCAACCAGTACGCCTCCGACCAGGCTGGCACCATCAAGGACTTCCTGTCGGTCTCCGGGACCTCGGCCGCTTCGGTCGGCGACCTCATCTCCCAGATGGGCAGCCAGCAGAAGACGGCCAGCGGCTTCGTGTCGCTGTCGAAGTCTCTGAAGGGGCGCGGCGCGTCGAAGGATCTGCTGGCGCAGCTGGCAGAGGCCGGTCCGGGCAGCCAGCTCGCGACGATCCTCGGCCAGAAGAACGTCACCACGCAGGACATCGACAAGCTCAACAAGCTGGTCGCCTCTGGCGGGAAGCTGGCGACGTCCTTCGGCAAGGACATGGCCGACATGATGTACGACTCCGGTAAGCACGCCGGGGAGGGCTTCCTCGCAGGCCTGAAGGCGCAGGAGAAGGATCTGCAGAAGCAGATCAACAAGCTCGCCAAGGACTTGGTCAGCGCCATCAAGAAGGCCCTGAAGATCAAGTCGCCGTCGGGCGTGTTCCGTGACGAGGTCGGAAAGAACGTCGTCCTCGGCATGGCCCACGGCATCGACATGCACAGCCACCTCGTCGGCTCCGCGGCCCAGCGGCTCGCCGACACCGCCACCGGCGTGTCCATGCGCCGGCGCTACGTGCCTACCGCGGCACGCAGCCGCTCCGGCCAGGACGAGACGTGGGAACGCCTCGCCGCAGCCCTGGAGCAGCAGAACAGCCAACCCCAGCACCTGACCGGGCAGTTGGTCCTCGACTCCGGGGAACTCCTCGGGGTCATCCAGGGCACCGTCAAGCCCATGGTCAAGGTGTCGGAGCGCGAACAGGCGCACCGGGCGAAGGTAGGGAGGAGGAGCGGCGGGTGACGATCTCGTTCATCGCCTCCGGGTCGTTGGCCGGGGCCGCCGACACCATCACCCCGGCCTATCCGGCGGGAGCCACCGCAGGGCGACTTGCTGTGCTGCAGGTCGTCTCCGGGCACCCCAACGACAATGCCCCCTCCACACCTTCAGGCTGGACGTCAGCGGGAAGCTTCTCGGGCGGGGGCGGCACCTTCGCGTCCGGCGCCGGCCCTCGCCGACTCACCTGGTTCCTGCGGGTGCTGGCGGGCTCGGATGCGGCACCGACCACCGCGATCCCCTCGGGATCCACCGGGTCGGTGATCTGCGGCCGCATCTGGGTCCTGGACCGGACCGCCGGAACAGGCTGGAGGTGGGCGGCCACCTTCGGTGACGACACCGCATCCGGAACTGGATTCTCGATCGTGGGATCCACCGCGCTCACGTGGGCTGCCGGTGACTTCGCGCTGCTCGGATACGGGCTGCCGCAGAACGGGACGAGCATCTCCGCCGAGACGGTGACCGCCAGCGGCATCACGTTCGGCGCGGTCACTGAGCCATCCGACCTTGGTTCGACCACCGGGTACGGCGCCCGCAGCGTACAGGCCTACAGCACCGTCTCATCCGGATCGGGCGCGCAGGCGCCGACGGTCGCGGGAACACTGTCGGTCGCGGGAACCGGCGTGGGCGGCGCACTGAGGATCCGCGAGGCGTCCTCGGACATCAACGCCTCCGCCCAGTCCGTGTTCCCGCCTCGCAACTTGGTGTCAGCGACGGGCCTGACCGGCGACGACATCGTCACCGCCACCCTGTACCGGCAGGTCGGCACGGCCCTGACTGCGGTCCGCGCGGCAAGCGGCATTGACGTGACCGGGCAGGCCACCCTGCTGCGCGTGGACGCCGAGCAGCCGTTCGGAGTCAGCCTCAACTACGCCGCCGTCCTCACCGACGTCAACGGCAGCCAGTGGACCGTCTACTCCGGACCCATCACGTCGACCGTCAGTTCCGATGTCATCTCGGACGCGATCCGCGGGGTCGGCGCCGCCGTGAAGGTCGAGTCGCCGCTCGGCTGGAAACGGGACCGCGACGCCACCCAGTTCAACATCAACGGGCGGATCGTCGTCGTCGGCAAACCGCGATCGGCCCGCTCCGGCACCCTCACCGTCCGCACCGAAACCGACGATGCCGGCGACGCGTTGAACGAGCTCCTCGACAACGCCACCGAAGGCGTCATCCTCGTCCGCAAGCAGACCAGCCTCCCACGCCTGGACGGCACCTATGCGCTGCTCGACGACAGCGAAGACCCCAACTGGTACGACGCCTACCGGTGGTTCGCCCTGAACGTCGTCAAGTCCGACGACTGGCCGAACGTGATGGAGGCGGCGGGATTCACCTTGCAGGACATCGCGAACAACTTCTCGACGCTCGCCGACATCGCCGCCTTCTTCCCCGGCACGCT